AAGTCGTTATCGACATAATACTCCATGAATTTGGAGTTTGTTCCTGTATCGTCCGCAAAGTAGATAAATGCACCTACCTGTATGGGGTTCATCGTCTTCGAGCAGTTGAAGGCCGATGCGAAGTTTAATTGTGCTGTTTTTGGGGAGAGGAGGTCTGCCGAGTCAAGAATGTACTGCGTCCGATCTGAGAAGATCAGGAGTTTCTTGTTAAACGGGATTGCGAAGTTGAGGAGAGTTACCTGACCTGTGACCGCCGCAATATCGATAGGGTCACTGTCAACTAGCTGGGCAACTGTAGTGCGCCAGAAGTTCTCGAAAAGGTCAGCCTCGGATAACACCACGTTTTCATCCGAAAGAAAGCCCATACGGCCTTGGTGGATGAAGATGTCATTGATGGGCTTACCGATGAATGTAGGATCGCTGTTGGTTATATCGTCCCCAACGTACATCTCCGACCATGTGTGTGTGGAGAATGTGAATTGGTCAGTGCTTGCATCATAGAATAATTTATGAGGCATCGTTGATTGCGTAATGACACGCTTTTTACCATACCCGAATGTTTCTATCCAAAGCTGCTTTACCGCATCAAATACCACATAATAATCATCTCCGTCATACCCTGGCTCACCTAAGATACGGACAATACGCCCGTCTTTATCTTGAGCTGGTAAGTCCTCGAAAGACGTTAGTTCTTCCTTGAACACGGTCATAGCGTTGCCGCCATTACCTTCATCAACCTGAACCGTATCGGAGGAACCTAAATAAAGAGAAATGGTTGAGTTGTGCCTAGTAGCGGTATAACCCGCAGCCGTCAGGTCGTTGACCAGCTCTTGAGCGATAGCCTCTGTCCGTTCAACAGCATTCGAGGCTTCAGTGTTTGCGCCGGTAGTGAAGTTGGCTCTAAGAGTACCGTTGATATACACAGCGTAGTTAGAGTTGGACAGGGAGCCTTTGACGAAGATTGACCAATACCTTGAGGGATCGAGCCTTGCAGGGCTGATACTGGACTCAGGGGTTGTGGTAGCCGCTGGGTTGATCGTCTTATTCAAAATAAATGTGGTATCACCCACAGTGATCATCTTGCAATTTTCACGGGGACTTGATCCAAAATTAAGGTAGGAACCAGATAATGTGCCATTGACGGTCTTTGACGCACCTGTGTCGTCATAAACCTTGATGTCGTTGTTCTGGACGGTCAGAAAAAACTTCTTACCGTCAAACCGTTGGAAATAGTGACCTTTGACATCAGTCGATACGTTATTACCAACTCGGGCAATAATCTCACTTCCTGAGCGTTTTTGGAGTCCAGCAACAAGCGAAGCCCAGCCGTTCTCCATCTCAGTACAAGAGTTTTGCAATCGGAGAGCTGGGGGCTGCTGACTGACACCGTTGAACATATTAGGCATTGAGCCAGCAACAAGAGCCATTAGTAAGTCCTCCTCACAGGGGCTACTCGAGCCACAGTTGAATAGGTCGAATAGCTGTCAGTGATCATGTTGTAATCGCCTGTCTCAGATTCCTCGTGTTGCAGCAAAGCCCATGCTTGCTGTTCGTCACCACGGTTGAACTTAGAAAGGGACTCAGAACCAAGGGTGCGCTCTTGGAAAACTCGAGAAGACCTCATCGTAATATAACGACGGGCTGCTTCTGGTATCTCGTCAAAATCGAGTACCATTGTGAGATGCAAGCGCAGTGGCCCTGAGAATATATAAGTGTTGTCCTTGCGGTCATACAGCTTCATGCCCCGCTGGATGACATCGAGATTCCTGTCGTTCTCCACAGTATCAACACGCAGTGTGTTTGCAGGGAGCAGGATTTGATTAGAAATGTTGGGGGAGATGGTGTGAACCTCAGTATTCCAGTGCCAGCCATTTGACTGCACCTCACGGGACACTTCATCAATGATTGAGGAGGCAACCTGAGCATCCACCTGAAGGCCAGATAGCGAGGCTACTGGAGCTTCGCCTATGTTCGTTAGGCAGACGTTCACGGCCTCTAGTTTAGTAGTGGGGGTCAGTGCCATGTTATCCTCTTAAATAAAAAGAGAGACCCCCGAAGGAGCCTCTCTAATCGTTAGCTTAGGCAGTTTGAATCTGCACAGCAGCTTCGTTACGGAGTACACCGTGACCGACAGCATACTTAGCAACCATCAGAGTACCCTGACGACGGATGTCGTACTCAGACTCTGTGGACAAATCCATCAGCTTTACAGTACCAGCACACGATGGGTGGAATACGATAGCAGTCGTATTTGCAGCCGTAGCGGCCTGACGACCACCGGCACCACCAGCGTCAACTCCAGTGCCTGATACGTCAGACTGCGGGAGGTTGTTCGACTTCAGGACATCGATACCGGCCACTTGCATGACACGGCCAGATGCGGTCGATCCATTACCAGCGTTGCCGAAGTCCACGTTCTGAACCTTGGAGCTGTTAGCCAGCAGATAGTACTGAGCTGGCTTGACGACGACGTAACGGTTGTCTTCTGGGACATTCTTCTCATCGAGTGCCTGAGCAGCAGCGAAGATAGAATCTACCAGCGAGTCAGCGTTAGTGTCGCTGTCTGCATCGGTGATAACAGTACCGACCATATCAGTTTCACCAGTGACGGTGGCTGTGGAGTCGTTAGCTGCCTGAATAAGCGTCTGAAGAACGTGCTTATCCATCTGGTTAGCAAGAGCTACGCCCATTTCCTTAGAGTACACCGAGCGGACATCATAGTGGTTCTTAGCTTCATCGATATTAGCAATGAAGGTCGAAGTCAGCAGGAGGTCGTTAATGGTGATGACCTTTTCTGCGTGGTTGATGCTGTCGCCAGTGATCTCTGCGCCAGGGGTGTGGTACGCAGCAGATGTGCGACCCATGACTGGAAACTGAGCGGATTTACCATTCGCAATGGTGCGAACTTGGTGCTTGTCCATCATGACGGTCTGCTGCTCGAATGCAGTCAGTACTTCGCCAGAAAAGACTTTAAGAAACAGGGCGTCCTTATCGGAGCCACCGTTGAGTGCGCCTAAGCGTGAAGGGGTAGCGTTAGCCATTTTTGTACCTCAATTGTACGAGTTAAAAGTAAGGGGTGAACCTCAGATTACTCGCCACCTTTCCTTCGAGGTTGTTCTCCGCAGAGAGCCAGAAAGTACAAATGGTCTGTGTTCTTTAGGTCTTCATGCCTCGGTTTTTATTTCGAGACATGACTGAAAGGTTATTAGCTGAGTTATTAAGGGTATTGCGGTCTCGATGGTGAACGTCTTTACCGTCACCTTTACGAGCCATGCCCTTTCTAATCATCAAACGACGAGCTGCGTTTCGTCCTGCCCGTCGCTTCTTTTGCTCGGGCTTGGAATGGTAGTCAGCGTATTCCGCTGCGTAATCCCTAGCCATACTAATTTCCTTTACATTATGTTGGAGCGAGACAGCTTTGCTGCGACCTGATCACGGAACGCAGGATCAGAGCTGTATCGGGGGTCTGCCATATCTGACTTCATTTGAGCTAGGCTCGAATAAGCATCGACAGAGGGGCGTGATTGACCAGCCAAGTTACGAGCTGGTTCGACGCCTTGATTGGCCTCATACATAGAGCGGAGACCTTGAACAGCGAACTTGGTTTGTTCCATGTCGCCGCTATTTACTGCTCGGTTGTAGGCATCAATCTGTCCTTCTGACAGGTTATCTGCTGCCCAACCAACCATTGAGTTATAACTTTCCTCACCACCGACAGATGAATACACCTCGGCGGTTGTAGATTTTAATAAAGATTGCTGTCCCTCGATGAAGCTATCCACGATTTCTCGGGGGATACCGGCTTTCTCTAGGGAGTCGTAGGACTGGTCTGTGAGACCATCGTTTTCCCAGTATTCACTACTGAGAGCGTTAAAATCTAGACCAGCTTCTTGTACAGCCTCTCGAGCAAACTCTTCAGAGTTCTCAGCATCAGTAGAATCCGCACTTCTAGTTTCGCTTTCATCCACATCAGTTTGTCTAGACTTCGTGAAATTAGATTGCAGTTCTTCATAAGCCTTCTCTAGTTCCTCGTATGAGTCAAATTTACCTAGTATTTTTTCGTCACCAGAAGGCGACTGCGCCTCGTCTTGAAGCGCAGCCTGTTCTTCTAATGATGGATTATTGTCTTGGGGATCGATATTAACCGTTTCCGTTGCCATCATTCATTCCTTGTTGGGCCATTTCCATGGCGGCTGGGGTTGCCTTTTCTGCAATCCTGCCCATTGTCTCATTCGCCATCATCTGCTGTTGAGCCTCGGCTGCTGCCTGTTGCTCGGCCTGAATGTCTTCCTCGGTCTTCACAAGTCCATCCATGTCGATGCCCAGTGCCGTACCAATACGTGTGATGTAGTCAGACACGTTCATGTACTGCGCCACAGCTTCGGGGCCGAGGGGCTGCAAAGCAGTGAGGAATGCGTTGTACTTGTTCAGGTCATGTCCACGCCCCAGTGCCTCGAGTCCCGTCACAATAGCTGGACGGACAATACCTTTCGGCAGAGCTGGGAGCCGCTTGGCTTTGGTCATGCGATCCATCAGCCGGTTGACCAAAGGAAGCTGGAATTCCTGACTAAGGATCGAATAGACACCGCCGAGGGCATCTTCGAGTTCCTTTGCCATGAACCGTACTTCTTCAGCAGTCACACGCTCACCTGACCGTTGCACTGCGCTATTCATAAGAAAAGCGTAGGACAGACGTTCAGTGATGGTTCTGACGGTGTCGTAGGCAACACGCATATCAGCGTACTTTTCAGTCTGGAGGACAGACACCTCATTGGCGTTACCAGCAACGATTGCACAGTTCTCTGCCTGACTGATGTCACGCATACGGGTTGTGCCGTTGGGGTTCACCATGAAGAGAACCTTAGATGACGCCGCAGACGCCTCTACAATGGCCTTGGACAGCCCTTCGAGGCTGATTAGGTCACCGAGGTACTCATCGACGTAAGACCGTCCGTAGTCCTCTGAATCAATCCTAGTCCAGCGCAGGGCCAGCATAGGTGACTTATCGATAGGCCAGCTACCGCCAGAGTCAGGGATGATTTGACCCTTGATCTCTTGGTACATACGCCAGCGGTTACCGTCGAGGTACATATGAGTGTACAGGGCAACCTTCTTACCGTACTCGGACTTCATGTCTGACTCTGGGTTAGCACCAAGAGCCTCGAGTTCTTTGTCCTCGAGGACGGCAGGGGATACTTCTTCTTTGGTGATGATCTCTAGGACGTTGCCATAGGGGTCACGTTTTACGACATAGCTGTCGAGGCGATATACACGGATGCCGCCGCTTTTGGGGAGATAGACTAGGACGTTGCCAGCAACGATGAGGTGCTTAAGAGCTTCAAAAATTGGGGAACGAAGGCCAGATGTCTCGATCTCCGTCATTACGGAACGCTCGATCTGGTTGAGACCTTCTTCGACCTTGGCTCTAGCACCTTCCTGACCAGTCAGTTCGGTGAGGGTCTGATCGTCTACTTGAAGACGAAAGAATGGGGAATTTGGGGGCAGGAGTGAGAGCAATAACTTAGATGCGAGGTTGTTTACACCTCTCGCACCTACACCTTGATAGGGAGTGTTGTATTCTGTAGCCGAGCTATGACCACTCGGAGGTACGAGAGTTGGTATCGTAACCTCAGAGCAGTCTCTAGCACGGTTGAGAAACATCTCACGCTCAACGGCAAGTTGCTCGTAGCGTCCTGCACAGGTCTTACCGTTGTGCATAGTTTTTACTCCTATGTGCCTACACCGCCAGCGGTGTTGCCTTTATTGCCAGTGCTGCCTGTAATCGACAAATCACTGCCACTGCGATACGGGTCCGTACCTGTCTTGTTTCCTTTATTACGCTTCCGACGCTCCTCTTCTGCTGTCATCGCCTCAGTCGGTGCGCCTTGCTCCAATACAGGAGGTGGCGGCGGTGGTGGAGGCGGTGGAGGAGGAGGAGGCGGCGGTTTTGATCCACCTAAGCACATCAATAATTCTCCAATATGTTTTCGTTTTGTTGTTCATGAACCGCCCTTAGATGACGAGCAACGGATGCAGCTCCGGCTTTGAACCAGACTTCCTTTGTGTCGTTCTCTATATTAGGGCAGCGATCAGGGAACATCCTCTCGAGGTAATCGAGAAGATGCTCATCAATGATTGGTAGTTTGCTAGATGCCACATGAGCCTCCTGTGCCACTGATGTCACAGATGTCGTGTGTTTCTACGTGTTCCTCAAACTCAGTGCCGAGCTTATCGACAGCCTCCGAATAAGGGACCGATACCAACGGTTGACCACCCCGACTTCCGTCTGGGTAGCAAGTGAATCCACGGAGCCGATGGGCATAGGATGCCAAAGTGCCAGCGAAATCATCTATTGTGTCCTCATTGTTATGCTCACTTCCCCACGCTGGGAGATTGATGGTTGAGCTGATGGACATATCTACGTAGTCCTGAACGTCAGCCTGAAACTTCATGCGACGTTCATAGTCCTGAGCCAGATCAAGAGCAGACTCGATGTTGTGTGGGTCGGCCCCGTACTGATCGATCAGCTCTTGGGCAGCGGAATCCACGACATATTGATAATGCCAACGATTGCCGCCTTTGAGATAACGCCGCTTGTAAGCCACAGCAAAAATAGGCTCGAGACCAGTGCTAGTCCCAGCAAGGATGCCAATACTCCCCGTGGGGGCAATCGCTCTGTTAGCCACAGGACGGGAAACGCCGAGATTGTCAGCAAAGTTGCGGCTAGTAGTGTCAGATTGTCCTTTGTACACAGAAAGCCACTGATGAAGCTCAGGGGTGACTTCATAGCGAGACCCTTTCTTGATCAGCCATTCGTGCATACCCATGAGGCCAAGGCCGAGGCGACGGTTCTTCTCACGGGTGTTGTAGACTGCTCGATAAGGGAGCTGCGCTTGCAGTGTGCCGCAGATCAGAAACTTTGTGGCTAGGTCTACGATGTCAGTAAACTCTGACAGATCGTCAACACGGCCCAAGTTAATACTGCCAAGGTTACAAACGTCAGAGTCATCTGCGCTTGT